GAAAAACAGTGAGCGCTCAAGCTGAATTTCGATATTCGCAAGATCTGAAAAGCTTCTTGGCGAACCTGAGCTCTCCCAAGATGCGAGATGCCGCCAGGCGAGGATTGAACGAGCATGCCCATGAACAGCGCCGGCAATCGGTGGTCGGGATTTCGGCTTACACCGGTGTTCCGTCTGGTCATGTCGGCAAGGTGACAAAGGTAATTCCTGCAGGTGGCGGGATGAGTATGACGGCGAGGATCCAGACGACGGACTCGGCGATCCCTTTGTCGAAATACGGATCTCCTACTTGGAATAAATCCATGAAAGGCGCTGAGGCTACTGGCTGGATGCGGCGCCTGACTTTTCCCGGAACATTTTTCCACGGCGGCCATGTGCTGATCAGAACATCAAAGTCACGGTATCCCCTGAAGCCGTTGTTCATGGCCGTACTTCCGAACGAACTTGCAAAACCAAGCCGCCCGAACGTGGCCAAGGCTGAGCGGTTCGCTGCACTGGATCTCCAAAAAAGGGTAACGAGACACGTCCTGAGAGCTCTGGGAACGTAATGGCGGCACGTCAAAACAAGGCCGGGGGATCATTCATGCCGGCAGTCTGCAAGAAAGCAGATCTTTCGGTGATCCTGAACGTCTCGACCAGAACGATCACCGATTATGACCAGCGGGGACTTTTGGTCCGGGCGGAGACCAGGGCGACCTATCAGACCCTTCCATCAATCCATGGCGTCTTGAAAGAGCTGCGAGAGCAAGCCGCGGGCCGGGGTACATCGACCGGATACAATCTTGCCGATGAGCGGGCGAAAACCGAAATGGTCAGCCGGGAGCTCCAAGAGATCAAGTTGAAGCAATTGAAAGGCGAGGTTCTGACGCTTGATGAGGTCTCGCAAAGCTGGTCCAGGTTTGCGGCAATCGTCAAGCAGTCTGTCATGTCCCTTCCCTCAAAGGTCCGGGCGACCATTCCTCATTTGACGGCGCATGATGGTGAGCTGGTTCGGGATCTGTGTAGAGAGATCCTTGAAGACGCCGCGGAAGAAGTTGAAGACACGGTGATAGGCGGGGATAGAGATGACATCCAGCCTTCCAAGTAATTCAGTCGTACAACTCCGGAAGGATCTCGGCCGGGCTCTAAGGCCGCCGGAGAAGCTGTCGTACTCCGAATGGGCAGCCAAGAATTTCAGGCTATCAGGGAACACGGCCCAGCCAGGTCGGTTTAAGCCATGGAAGTTTCAGCGGGGCATTCTGGACGCGATCGGGGATCCGCTCATCGAGCGCGTGACGGTGATTAAGTCTGCCCGGACAGGGTACACCATCAGCTTGATGGCTGGGATTGGGGCGTATGCGGTCAACGATCCATGCCCGATCATCCTCCTGATGCCGACTGATGATGATGCGCGCGGGATTGCTGTCGATGAGGTCGATCCAGCATTTCGAGACACGCCGGCATTGCGTGATCTGATGATGGTTGGCCGATTCGACGGCCGGAACACGCTTACGCAGCGGGCATTGCTCGGCGGGGGGTCACTGAAAATCCTTTCAGCGCGTGCGCCAAGGAATTTGCGGCGCCATACAACGAAAGTCCTATTCTGCGATGAAGTTGACGGCATGGAGGTCACGAAAGAGGGTGATCCGATCACAATCGCTGAAAAGCGCACGATTTCATATGCGGACCGAAAAATCGTCATTGGATCGACGCCGGTTAATGAAGAAACGTCCATTGTGCTTCCGAAGTACAACGAAAGTGACAAGCGGGTGTTCGAGATCCCATGCTATGAGTGCGGGGTTCTGTTCGAGCTGCTTTGGGAGCACATTGATTGGACTGCCGGCAAGCCTAATACGGCGGTAGCGATCTGCCCGAGCTGCGGGTGCACGCTCGATGAGCGGCGCAAGCCTGAGATGGTTGAGGCCGGGGAATGGCGGGCTACCGTCGAAGGCCGTTCAAGCCATGCCGGCTTCAGGCTTAACGCGCTGATTTCCATGTTCTCGAACGTGTCATGGGTGAAGTTGGTGGAAGAGTACGAGCAAGCCGAGAGGGCGGGCCCGCAAGAGATGCAGGTGTTCTACAACACCAACCTGGGCAAGGTCTGGTCAACCTCGATCAATTACGTCAACGAAAACGAGTTGATGGCCCGCCGGGAAGATTTCGGCATCAAGTGGGATATGAACCTTCACAAATGGCGAGAAGATATCCCGGTTGAGGTTTGCTACATCACAGTCGGGATTGATGTGCAGATTGACCGCTTCGAATGCACGATTGTTGGCTGGAGCGAGGATCACCACTGGATATTGGGCCACCACATCATTTACGGCGGCACAGATCTCGAGTCGACGTGGGAAGAGCTGGATGGCTTCTTGGGGACCGAGTGGAAACATCCTCTTGGCAAACATATTGGCGTCGAGGCGGCGGCGATAGACTCCGGTGACGGAAATCGAACGCAGCACGTTTACGACTATTGCGAAAAGGTCCAGCATCGAAAAATAGTTGCCATCAAGGGTGACAACGGCCCGCGGCCTGTTCTACAGGTCAGCAAAGCTAGGAAAAGGAACAGAACGGCGCCGCTTTACATCGTTGGTGTCGATCAAGTGAAAACGGACATTCTGACAAGATTGCCGAGGGAACCTGGCGAAAAACATTCCTTTCGCTTCTCAGATGGGTTAGAAACAGATTACTTTGTCCAGTTGACATCAGAGCGCCGAGTGCTCCAGTACACGAAAGACGGCAAGCCGGTCATTCGGTTCACAGTGATAGGAAAGAGGGCTCAGGAAGGTTTGGACGCAACGGTTTATGGGCTTGCTGTCCGTGGTGTCTGTCGATTTGATTATGCGAAGCGTTACACAGAACTTCGATCTGACGACGAAGACAAACAATCCCGGCTTCGTGACAGTGTAAGGAAACTACATTCATAGGCCGGCGATGAGCGACATCCTTTCCAGATATTCCCAGCTTCTCAAGCAGAGCGCACCGGTTCCCCCGACCGATCCAGTTATCAATTCAAAACCCCATTCCGCTTACATGAACGGCGGTCAAAGTATGGTATTGGCCGGGTTCAACCCTCAACTGCGAGAGCCTGGGGAAGATATCCGGGCATCTTGGCTTCAGGCGGCGGCCAAAGCCCTCGAAAGCATCCAAAACTCGGGTTTTCTTTCCGGGGCAGTCGAAACTGTGTCGTCAGCGACCGTTGGGCACGGCCTTCGCCCGTCTTTTCGCCCGGATCAGGAGGCTTTGGAGTGGGATCGCTCATTTACACAAAAATGGTCCCGAAAAGTCGAGAAGGCGTTCAAAACATGGGCCAATAACCCTCTGGAGTGTGACGCAGGAGGAAAATTCACTTTCAACCAGCAACAGCAAGCCATTTTTGCGTCTTGGCTGGCATATGGTGAGTTTTTGGCACTTTTCCCTCTGATTAAGCGGAAAATCTCAAAAACTCGCACAAAAACTGCGCTTTTGCCTCCATCTCGGCTTTCAGACCAGACTAATGAGCATGAAAACCTCTATCAGGGGGTCTATATTGATGGCTGGGGCCTCCCCCAGGCGTACAGGATCAACAAAAGAACTGCGACTCAAGGTTGGCAGTACGACAATATAGCGGCGCGGGACCGGGACGGCAGGCCGAACGTGCTCCACAAATTCGAGCCATCAATAGCGACCACGCGCGGGATCTCGGTGTTTGCGCCGATTCTGAAGGTCGCTCGACAGGTCGATCAGTTTTTTGATGCCACGATGGTCAAAGCGATGATCCAAACGATCTTTGCCGCGACCATGAAGACCAATGTGCAGGGCTTGTCTGCATTCGACGGCCTGATGGTCGAGGATGACGCTGGATCTGCGACAATGCTCGATGCCGGCAGCCTAGCTGAGGCAAAAGGTGAGTGGTACGAAGAAGCGAAGATCGACCTTCGCAAGCACGGCCGCGTTGCTCACCTTTTCCCCGGCGATGAACTGGATTTCAAAGAGTCCAGCATGGCGGCTGATGATTTCGACCGGATCATGAGCTGGCTTATGCGAGAAATCGCGATGGGCCTTGGCATCACATACGACGCTGTTTCAGGCGACGATCGTGGAGCGACCTATTCGTCTATCCGGATGGGAAGCGCACGGGAATGGCTAAAAGTCATGCGCCGGCGCGAAAATATCGTGATCCCATTCTGCAACGCCGTCTTTGAAACATGGCTGGAGGAGCAGATCGGAACAGGGAGAATTGAATACCCCGGCGGGATCAAAGCCTACATGAAGGAAAAGGAGCATGTTTGCCGTGTGAACTGGACCGGCCCAGCGAAACCGCAGGCCGACGATTTCAAGACCGCAAGGGCTTTTGAGGTCCGCAAGGAAATTGGCGCAACCACCCTGGCCCAGATCCATGAGGAGTACGGGACAGATTGGGATGATGACGCTTATCAGAAGGCTGCAGAAAACGCCTTGTATGAGGAGCTGGGTCTGCCTCTGCCTTGGTCCCCGACGGATCTCCTGGAGACGCCGGGAGGCCTTGAAGCGGAACTGGATGCCCCAGCCGAACCGGGAAACGACAAGCGAAAAAGAAACTCAAAACGTCAAAAAGGGGCTGGGCGGTCGCCGGGGGATAACCCGGAGCCAGAAGGCCAGATAGAATTCGAGCTTGAACAAGAGCTTGAAGAAAGTATAGAAGACTGATGATCGGAGCGCATTGTGGCTATTGATTACGACGCGATTTTCGGGGTTGATGAGTACGATCCTTGCGAAGCCCTGAAGGCATTGCGCCCAGCTTATGTAAAGTTGCTGACAGGCGAGGGATATCAGCGTATTACTTTCAGGGACAGAACCCTTGAATTCCAGCGCGCTGAAATCAAAGAGTTGAAGTCTCTGATCAGTCAGCTAGAAAGTGAATGTGCGGCAGCGAATGGTAAATCCCCCAAAAGACGCGCTATAACTGTTGGTGTCCGTCGAGACTGAAGGGAAAGCAGATGCCTGCACTTGAAGCAATCTTGGCCACTCAGTGGGCAATGATGCCTGACCGTGTGCGTATGATTTGTGAAATTGCTGCACGCGAACACGCTATCACCCCCGAAGCCCTCCAAGCCTATCGCGCCGAGCAGCACGACAAAGCGGACCGCATGCGTATCCGGGATGGTGTTGCTATCATCGACATGCACGGCCCGATGTTCAAGCGCGGCAATCTGTTGACCGATATTTCCGGGGCCTCATCGTATGAGATCATGCGCAAGGACTTCCAAGCTGCCCTTGATGACCAGGAGGTCACAGGCATCATCTTGAATGTTGATAGTCCGGGCGGTGAGGCGAACGGCGCGGATGAGCTGGCCAAGGCGATTTATGAAGCGCGATCACAAAAGCCGGTTGTCGCATACGTTTCAGGCCTTGCGGCATCTGCCGGTTATTGGTTGGCGACTGCGGCTGAGCGTGTTGTCGTGAGCGATATGGCCGTTCTTGGCAGTATCGGCGTCGTGATCAGTATGAAAGACGACACTGAGGCGAAGGAAAAGCGCGGCGTCAAGGACATCACGTTCGTTTCATCCCAATCCCCTAACAAACGTCCTGACATCAACAGCGAGGAAGGAAAATCTTCCGTACAAACGATGATCAACGACCTTGCGGATGTGTTCGTTTCTGCGGTCGCGAAGCATCGCGGGGTTGATGTTGAGACTGTTATTGAGAAATTCGGCGCCGGTGGCGTTGAAGTAGGGGCGAAAGCGGTCGCCCTTGGAATGGCCGACTCTGTTGGCGATTTCGAGGGGGTTCTGGCTTCTCTCGTCAAAAAAGGCGGCATGCGCCGTCAAAACTGGACACAAGGAGCAAGTTTTATGTCCGACAATTCGAAAGGCGCACTTGCACAGGCTGAGGCTGCTGAAAAAGCGGAATCTGACGCCAATGCACAGGCTGCCGCTGCTGAAGCACAGGCCAAGGTCGCTGCTGATGCCGCTGAAAAAGCACGGAAAGACGCCGAGGCGCGCATTTCCGGGATCCTCGACTGCGAAGCTGCGGCTGGTTTTCAGAAAACCGCCCGCTTCATCGCCTTCAAGACAAACATCTCTGCTGAGGACGCCAAGGGCATCCTTGAGGCCGTTTCTTCTGAGGCAGAGAAGGTCGAGGCATCTGAGGGTGCACCGAACACCGAATCTTCGTATGAAGAACGCAAGGAAGAAGCTGGCGCCCTTGGCGGCGGCTTTGGAACCCCCGAAACCCCCCAAAAGCCGGCTGAAGCCGCCCAGGACACATGGTCCAAGGTTGCAGCCAAATTCAACGGCAGAGCGGCCCGCTAAGGCGGCCGCAAGAGCGTAAAGGAGAGTTGGACAATGAATGTTCTGACTGAAGGCTCCCGCCGCAACGCCGAATTCCTTATTTCGGAGGCCGAACATTTTCGGGCCCGTGAAAAGGTAACGGTTGCGCCCGGCGCGGACACTACCCTAGAGGCCGGCACGGTCTTGGGGATCATCACAGCTAGTGGCAAATATGCCATTTATGACCCGGATGCCGTGGATGGCACCGAGAGCGTGGCTGGAATCCTCTATGAGGAAGCCAAAAACGCGGATGTCGAGCGGACAGTTATTGTCCGTGAGGCTCAGGTCAAGGCTGACAAGCTGGCTTGGTTCGATGGAGCTGATGCTGGAGAAATCGCAACTGGCACTGCCGAGCTTCTGGCTCTTGGCATCGTCGTACGATAAGGGGGGATGGTCTTATGGAATCCATTATGGACATCTTCAACAATAATGCCTTTTCCACCACGTCTCTGACGCAGGCAATTTCTGAGGTCGATTACGTTCCTCAGACGCTTGGTGAACTTGGCATCTTCGAACCGGAGCCTATCCGGACTCGGACTTTCGCGGTTGAGAAAAAAGCAGAATCGCTGGCTCTCATCCCGACCTCGCCTCTTGGCGCCCCTCCGGCGCAGACTGAGCGCGATGGCCGCAACCTGCGTGATTTCCGGACTGTCCGATTGGCTGACGGCTTCACGCTGTACGCATATGAATTGGAAAACATCCGCAAGTTTGGAGAAGCTTCGGTTCTCCAACAGGTTCAGGAAGAATACATGATGCGTATGATGAAGGTCCGGCGCAAGTTTGACCTCACCCGCGAACACATGCGTCTCGGTGCCCTGCAGGGGAAATTGCTCGATGCTGACGGCACAACCGTCATTTACGACTATTTCGCTGAATTCGGCATTACCGAGCCGGCCGCGGTCGACATGGAACTTGATGACGCAACCACCAACTTGCGGATCAAATGCCATGACATCGTTCGCGATATTGGTCGTTCATCCAAGGGAGCTCTGCCCCCGAACTACCAGTTGCATGCGCTTTGTGGCGATGACTTCTATGATCTGTTTGTCACCCACCCGAAGGTCGAGCGCCAGTTTGAAAACTGGTCCGCAGCCTCCGAGCTGGGCACGAACAGCGCGTGGAAGGCGTTCGAGTTTGGCGACATCATCTGGCACAACTACCGTGGCACTGATGACAACAGCACGATCGCTGTCCCGACAGGTGAATGTAAATTCTTCCCGGTCGGTGGTAACGAGGTCTTCAAGGAAGTCCTTTCACCGGCTGAGTTTAATCCTTGGATTAACACTCTTGGCCAGCCCGAGTACGTCTTCAACATCGTTGACAAAGATCGCGGAGCCTGGAGCAAAGGCGAGATGTATAGCTACCCGCTTTACTTCTGCGCTAAGCCAAACGTGCTTCGCAAGGCTATCGCGTTCTAAGCCAAACTCGGCTTTAAGGAAGATGCGAAAGTGATAATGGTGGGCGGCTGAAAGGCCGTCCATCTTTTCCAAGGAGAACTTTGATGAAGAAGATTGAAATTGTGAACACCGGCACCCTAGACCAGGTTGTCAAAGTGAAAGGCGGGACTGTGACTGTTCCTGCTGGTCAGGCCGTCAAGGTTGCCGAAGAAGATCTCGATAATTCTGTGATGACGGACATGAAGGATCACTACAAGGATCGTGGTGTTTTCTTTTCCAAGAAAGAGGCCGCCGAGGCGAAGGAAGCGGAGGTTGAGGCGAATGAAGCCGCCAAAAAGGCCGCTGAAGATGCCCGCGCGGCGAAGTCCGACCTTTCGAAGGCTCAAAAAGAGCGCGAGGATGCTCAGGCATCTTTGAAGGCCGCCGAGCAGGCCAAGTCTGACGCTGAGGCGCTTGCCAAACAGGCTGAAGCGGACAAGGCGGAAGCAAAAAAGCTTCTCGATGAGGCGTCGAAAAACTCGAAAGAGTAACCATACATGCCATCAAGATTTGCAGAGGCGGAACAAATGGTTTCGGATGCTATCGACGTGGAGATGGGCGAAAGAACGCGCATCACTCCCATGGCGAAGTCCGAATATTTGGCTGCCTCTGCGGATTCCGACCGCAACCCGGTATTTGTTACAGGGATCCCTGATTTCACCCCGAAGGTTGCCCAGGTGCAGGATAAAAGCACCTATGACGGGATGCTCCCGAATATGTCGGGCGACAACATCCATGTGTCCTATGACATCACGAAGTTGGAAGCGCAGCGCTACCGACCGAAGCACAATGACATCATCACCTTGCTGGATCGCCCAGGCCAGCCGCAGTTTAGGGTGACACGGGAACCAGAGGATGATGGTATCGGGCGCGTCATCTGCATCTGCGTACCTTCGAAGCGATGAGCCTGATTTCAGCCGCCCTCAGAATTATCATCCGGAAAGCCATGCTGAACAAGACATGGGCTGATGAACGGGTTTTTGATCAGCCATTGGACCCGATTGATCTCCTGCTGAAAGATGCTGAGGACGATTGGGGCCGGCCGATTGTCACAATTTACACCCAGAACACAAAAGGCTCCCCGGAGTCGAAAGAGACCCAGGGCGGGCCGCAGGAGATCAGTACGAAGGTGTTCTGCTACATGCCGCCCTCTCGTATTGAGATCGACGGCCATGGCGCCGACCGGGAGAGCGTTGATAATCAGTCTTCAGGTCTGGTCTTGAACTTCATCGGCAGGCAGGTTGATGGCGCGCTTCACTATGGCAATGAGCCATGGCTGAGCCTGTGGCGGAAATTCGTTCTGTACGTCGAAGATGTGAAAACTCAATTCGTCCTGATCGAGCTTGAAAACGGCCTGCGGGTTCCGTGTCTGGAGATTGATTACACCCACCACACTGTCGCTGAGCCGGAGTACGGCACGCCAATCTATGGCTATTGGCAGGATTTCGATTCAGCGATGAGGGAAGATGGGCCGGAGATGACAAAGATCGCAGATATGTTCAAGGCAATGATCGAGAATCCGAATGGCCTGCCATCGCATGAGCTGCTGCAAATGAACCATGGCCTGACAGACACCGCCATCGAGTCCACCGGCCTCGCCCCTGTCACTGGCAGTGCGGATCAAGGGCAGGAGGCCCCGTTGCTTTCCGATGATGATCCGGGCGATAATACAGATATAGATGTTGTCGAACCACCAAGGATCCCATGAGCGGTGCCCTACACACAGTTATCAGATCTCTCTTTGAGCGTGTCCAGGAGCATGAGCGCCGCTTGGCTGGTTCCAAGATCCGCGGGAAGGTCCGGGAAGTCGATGCCGCCAAGGCCAAGGTCCGCTTATTGATCGGAAAGAATGAGGAGGGTGGTGATGTCCTTTCCCCATGGATTCCCTATCAGCAAACAGCCGGATCCTTGAAGGTCCATAGCGCCCCATCGGTTGACCAATCAATGTATATCCAGTCAGAGACGGGCGATATCCGGCAGGGGACGGCGGTTCCGTATCATTGGAACCAAGACAACGAGGATCCCTCAGATAAGCAGGAGGAGCATATTCTGACGTTCGGAAATGCTTATATTCGCTTGCGTGAGGACGATCTTGAGATCACCATGGGGGACAGCACTGTTTTGCTTGAAACCGGTGGGATTACGCTAACAGCGCCACGCATTGATCATTTCAAAGCATAGGAGATAGCTTATGCCAGCGGCACACAGACATGGTGATCCAAGAGTTTGTGGCGCTTCAACAATTGTCAGCGGGCAGAGTCATGTGTATGTGAATGGAAAGCTCTGGGCTGTCGCTGGGGATCCAAACTCACATGGAGGAGGAAGCCTGATCAATTCTCAGTCTTTTGTCCGGATCAATGGAAAGCCTGTGATCATCCATGCAGCGGACAGCGCCGCGCCAGATTCTTTGTGCCCCCCGATTGGTCCCCCACACTGTAACCCAGCAACCGCTGGAGGATCGCCGAACGTCTTTGTCGGCGGATAACCGAAAAGAGGTAAAGCCATGCAAAATTACAAGATCCTGACGGAAGGCAAATTCGTCGGTGCTATGAGGAACCCTGGAAAAGGGAAGACCATCGAGCTCACCGACGCCCAGGCCGCGCAGCCGTTGCGCCAGATGCACATTGAGCCTGTATCGACGACAAAGAAGGCCGCAGCGGTGGAGAAGAAGGTCGATTCCGGCCCGAAAAAAGAAGATTCGAAAGGCGACAAGCTGAAGGATTAACCAATGGCCGGGGTTGACGCTGCTACGGGCGAAGTCCTTGAGGGATTTGATCACGTCCAGCAATCCATCGAGAAGATCATCTACACCCGGCAGGGTGAGAGGGTTATGCGAGAGTGGTTCGGCAACCCCGGTATTCGCCTGCTTGGCGAAAACGTCACCGAGAGAACCATCCTTCAACGGTTCAACGTGGTATGGGCTCTGCTCG